TAGCTGCTGCAACTGGTGGCGCAAGCATACCGTTTACAGCTGGACTTAGCGCAGCTTCAGGAGCAGCTTCAATGTTTACTGCCTGAAATTCTTAGGTATGCAATTTTTACTACAATAAAGAATATACTTAAGTATTTAGTGTCGAAGGAGTTATTTAATGTCATCTGCATTAGTACGACGAATTGCACATGGTGTTCCTAGAGGTGAATCTCTTTGGAGTTCCCTTAGTTCAATGTTTGGCAGAGGAGCGAGTACTGTAGGCGGTGCTTTACCTAAAACACAGGATGTGTGGAATAGTAGAGCAGCTAAAGTCATGTCAGGACGAGACATTGCGCTGAACCATCAGATGAAGAATCTGACGGCGCAAACTCTTCAGAATATCCCTTTCACGGATATCAGTAAGGAAAGGGCTTATAGATTTGCCGCTGATCCAAGGGTAAGGGAAGCTTTGAAGTGGGCACCACTTACTGGAGCTGGAGCTGGTTTAACCGCTACAGGCATGACTGCTAATGCCGTATTCGGCGGTGAAACCGATGAAGAAAAACTTGCAAGAATCCTTGCTGAACAATACGGAGTATCCTGATGGGCGATTCAACAAATCCTTATATTGTACAACCAGTTCCTACACTAGAATCAGAAGAGGATTGGACAAGACGTAGAACAGCACAGATAAAAAATCGTTTTAAGCGAGGTGAGGACGAAATTGTCAAAGGAGGTAGGATTATATATCCGGGCACTGAATTTGCTCAGTTTATTCCTGATAGGATTAATCCATTTACATTAAGGGGTCACGGGAATCTAGGAAGCGATATTAGTAAAGGCTCAAAAGCTAGGGAACAACTTTTAAAAGAAGGTAAAACCCCAGCAAGACCAGCGGGCACAAGCGGCAGAAAGGCTGATGCAATAAGAGGATATGCTGAAAAGTTTATAAAAAAAAGAGCTGGTGCAGAGCAAGGGGAATTGCCTTTTAGGGAGTCTGATATTTCACCTTGGCATAGTAATAAGATGCTTGATAGTGTCATTGGGAACTACATATCATTAGATATGATTAAGAGTGCTGTAAGAGAGATTGATAGACAAACTCTAGAGCAAAGTGAGTTAGGTCAAAAGTTAGAAAATTTACGTATCCCATTAGTAGATAAAGACGGTAACCTTACTGGAAAATACAGAAAGGTACAGCACGGAGATAATGCACCATTACTAACGAGGATTACCAATCAGGCGGAGGCCATTGCTGCAAATAAAAAGATTATTAATAATAAGATTGAAGCGGCAATAGCAAAAGCAAGAGGTGGAGTTACTCAAGCAGTTTCAACAAGAATAGATGCACTCCCTGACGAATATAGGCAGTTACAAGATCGTACTTGGGATCGAGAACAGATTCTGCGCAAGGAAGCAGCAGATGTAAAGACAGAATTAACCCGGCTAAGGGAACGAAAAGAAGCGCGTTTGGAGGAGATTGAATTAGCTAGGACTAGGGAGGAAAATGATATGTTAAAGCATAGAGAACTTCTAGAGGCTGATCAAGAGAGATATGATGATCAGCGAAGGGAAAGACGTAAAGATAGGAACTTCGGTGCTGTTGGTCAAGGAATAGAAGCATTAATGCTTCTATTTGGTGGCCTATAGATTATGGATTTAAGTGTACCTCAGCATATAGATCAAGATTCGGCAACACTTTATACAATTGAAGCGTTAGTAGATACTTATCTTAAGAAGGAGCCAATACAAGCAAGTTCCTTACCTGAAACAGAGAAGGTTAGAGTATCTGCAGGAAAGACTTATAGTATTGTTTGGAAAGGCAAGAGTGGAGACGGTCATACGAAAGTAGTCCTATCTCATAAGGGGGGCACATGGTTTATATATAATGATCATTGGACTGGACTAGGTGAAGAACCTGAGTTATATGTAGGTAGTACTCCTAAGAAATTAGATACCAAGTATTATTCACAGAGGGATAATTTCAGAGATTCTAGTAGGACATGTTTTTCATCGTCATGCGCAATGCTGCTAGAAACAGTTAAGCCCGGTACATTACAAGGTGATCGTGGTGATGATGAATATATCAAAACAGTCTTTAGTATTGGGGATACAACAGAAGCTTGGGTACAGGTGGAGGCACTGAATCGCTATGGTGTTGTTGCTAGCTTCAGTCAACGCTGTTCGTTAGATACCTTAAAAGATCAGATTGACAAGGGTATTCCAGTACCAATTGGGATCCTGCATCATGGTCCAGCGTCTGCACCATCTGGAGGAGGGCACTGGATTTGTGTCTATGGTTACTATGGAGAGGGTTTCTGGGTAATGGATCCATGGGGAGAGTTAGATCACGCTACAGGTCATTACATCTCATCTGAAGGCGGAAATCAACGGTACTCCAACAAGTTACTAGATTCTCGTTGGACCGTTGCTGGAGATAGTGATGGATGGGCAATTATTGTTTAAAGTATTTGTTTCGCTGGCATAATAGTTAGTTACGGAATGGGTCTTTATCAGCAAACAATATATCCCGCCAGGTCGTATGCCACAGCTTTTCAGCTTCAGGAGTGTAGGGAATAGGTTGACCTGCCTTCTCGTGTCCTTTACGGTATCTCCATTCATAATCAATTGCTTTTCCATCGGGATGTGCGTGATTTTTATTGTGATTACTACCAGGATTATTATCTCTACCTGTACTGAAGCTATATCCTGCCTCTTTAGCACGAGTTACTGCTCTATCAAAATCCTCCTTAGTTTTAAAGGCCACATGGGTATGTCCATCTTTGCCGCTATGCTTACCAGACGGATCATATAGATGACTTGGAGCCCATCCTTCAGAAGTCTCTGGATTAAATCCGTGGATTAGTTGCGTAACTCCTTGATTAAGATAACGGGCCTTAACAGGCTTAAATTGTACTAAATCTGTGTTTGTTGATTCAGTAGGAGAAAGCGTTGGTTCAGGTAGCTGCGTACTTTGCTCGATAGCTTCCTCGTACCCTTCTAGTTCAGCTTCTGCTTGTTTTTCTTGCGTACCATCTGGGTCTAGCTCTTTAGGAATATATGTTTCATATCGAGGACGGTCCCTTGGTGGCTTCTCCTCTGGCGTAAAAGCTTCCGCAAGTCTTTCATTTGCATTCTGACCAAGGTAGCTAAGATACCCAGCAAACCTAGTCTGCTGGTCGGCTATATTATTAGCGGAAATTTTTGCTCTATTTAGCATATTCTGCTCTTCTAGATATGATTTCGTAAAACGGGGATCAATACCTGAAGCATCTAGACTAATATTATTTAGTAGATTACCAGTAGCAGTTGAGTAAGCATTTGAATCTCCTTTAAATTTCTCAAGAAATTCTTTCCACTGCTTTGAAGGTTTTGACGAAGCCATTTTAAATCTAGAATACTTACTCTATTTTACTATTAGTTAAAAAATATTAGAATAGGAATAAGTTATAGGAATAGAAGCTAATGACAAAATATTGGCAAAAGGCGGTTGGTAAGGCTCAGCAATTCGCTGATCAACAAGTAGGGCAAATAGCAAATCCATATGCTAACTCTAGCCCTGCTCCAACAGGCGGCGGGGGAGGAGGTAACGCAAGGCAATATGGCCATCAACAGCATTTAGATAAGTTCAATAAATGGGATCCAAAGGATCCAGAAGGTCAGGCAGTAAAAAATGCCTATCAAGCTGATTTTGTTCAGAGTGGACAGGATCATGCGAATGCTACAGCAATGGCTTATACCAATGCCAGTATTCAAGGGCACCAGATGAATCAAGCAGCTCAGCAGGAGCTATATAACACTGGGGTAAACATGGCCCAGGAATTTAATTATGGTATGCAGCAGATGGGTGCTGAGGCAGGTATTCAAGAGGGGTTTGCGGCTAATCAGGCGCAACGAGATACTGCACAGATGACGCATGCTGGTAATATCCAACAAAGTCAAACAAAAACAGAAGGGGATCAAGCTAGGCAAAACATTAGAGCACAAGGCACTGCAGATCAAGGAAATATTAGAGCACAAGGTACAGTAGATCAAGGAAATATTAGAGCACAAGGCACTGCAGATCAAGGAAATATTAGAGCACAAGGTACAGTAGATCAAGGAAATATTAAAGCACAAGGGCAAGTAGATGCAGGAATGCAGCAAACAGCTGGACAGCAAGCCTTAGACCAGATTAGTGCACAAGGTACTGCAGATCAAGGTAATATCACAGCTCAGGGTACAGTAGATCAAGGTAATATTAGAACTCAAAGTACTGCAGATCAAGCACTTGCTAGGACTCAAGGTCATGTAGCTCAAGGTACTATTGCTGCACAGGGTAGAGCAGATCAAGGTAATATTAGAGCACAAGGTACAGTAGATGCAGGGATGCAACGAACTGCAGGTCAGCAGGCTTTATCTCAGATTGGTGCACAAGGTAGAGCTGATCAAGGAAATATTAGAACTCAAAGTACAGCTGATCAAGCACTTGCTAGGACTCAAGGTCATGTAGCTCAAGGTACTATTGCTGCACAGGGTAAAGCAGATCAAGGGAATATTAGAACTCAAAGTACAGCTGATCAAGCACTTGCTAGGACTCAAGGTACAGTAGATGCAGGGATGCAACGAACTGCAGGTCAGCAGGCTTTATCTCAGATTAGAGCACAAGGTACTGCAGATCAAGGGAATATTAGAGCACAGGGTACTGCAGATCAAGGGAATATTAGAGCACAGGGTAGAGCTGATTCGAGTAATATTAGAACACAAGGGGGTCAGGATCGAGCAACTTCTAGATTACAGATCACTACTCAAGGCGATGTAGACCTTGCAAAAATACGTGCTCAAAAACGTGCCGAATTAGAGAAGATGAAGAAAGGCTCGGAGTATAGAACAACGGAACAAACAACTGATCAGTTAGCGATTGGTAAGCAAGGTAGTCAGGATCGTTCTTTATCACGAACAGAAGGGATGGAACAAAGGAAGACAATGAAAGATGCAGCAGGTTATAGGAAGACGGAACAACAAACGGAAGGAAGTGAGACTAGATTAAATATTGGTGCACAAGGCGAGGCAGATAAAGGTAACATTAAAACTGAAGGATCTGAAAGCAGGACTTCAATGGAGAAAGAAGATGAACTTGCAGCAAAGAAAGAGAATAGAGCTGCTGGTCGTCAGAAAGCACTAGCTAGGAGTTTCTGATGAAAGCTACAGCAACAAAGTCAGGTAAGGTCTATTTAAATAGTGTGGATCAATGGCTGGATACTTTACCAGCTGCTGATTCAGATCATTTCAAAGAATTTGCTGAGCATTGTCCGTCTGTAATTGAAATCTGGGTATACTCAGGTGTATTAGATTATCCTGGAACGTTTAATGACTTGGTCCGATGGGTCAAGATGAAATATAAAAAATTAAATAGACGTGAAATCCTTAATAGTGAAATTGCTGCACTGCATTCTGATATCCAAGATTTAAGGATGGCAGTAAATAGTGGTGAGATCAAAGGCAGTGACGGTGCTGCCCGATTGGCTGCATTAGAGAAAGAATTACGCTCACATATTGAGACAAGTGAACGTATTAATCGATCAACAGACAAGCGAGGTTTAATTCTCGCTGGTGCAGATCGTGTTATGAGGGAATTAACTGCAATTTTCAAAGATGATCCGCAGTTCTCGGAGCCTATTGAAAATTCAATCAATGCTATCTGGGCTAAAGTCTATAGTGAGTTAAATGGTAGTTAAATATGAACGATAATTTCCCGCCATTACCTTTATTACCAGAGACTAAGCTGCAGAATCTAAGAGCAGCTTCTTTAGATCTTAGATTACCACAAATGAAAGGAGTAGAATCTAATAATTTACTACTTTCAAGTGGACGCGCAGAAAAGGCCGCTGAATTTGCAAATGATATGCGTATTGCATTTGCTATATCAAGAGAACAAAAGAATAGAAGTGCCGCACGTTCCAAAGTAATTGAACGTAGAAAGCAGAGTGCTGCCGAAAGAGCATAATCTAGTTAAACTGAAAACACTACCAACAGAATAGTATGGCAGTTCCGAGTATATCCCTTGCATATCGTCGTAGTGCTTTAATGACTGCGACAAAAGTCACACAAAAGCCTCCTTCTAAAGAGGTACTTCAAGCAAGGGATAACTTTGCTGCATTCTGCAAGATTATGGGTAAACCTCCAGCTAAACATATGCTGGAATGGCACATTCAGTTATGTACAGGTAAAGATAGTGAATGTCTATTAGGAATAGCAGGTCCGAATACTTCAATCCTTGCACCGCGAGGCTCTGCGAAAAGTACTGTCCTTGGTTTGTATGCAGCTTGGATGATTGGCCGACATGCTGCTGCCAAGCAAATGCTACGGATACTCTACATCGCATATATGGTAGATATCAGTCGTGCAAAGTCAGCCACAATCAAAGGGATATTAACAAGCCCTAAATATCGGGAGATTTTCCCGATGGTACGTTTATCAAAGATTAAAAGGTCAGATGAATATTGGAGTATTGACTATGAGTTTGCAGGTGTGGATACAGCGGGTGAAGAAGCTTTCACAATTGCGTGTGGTGGCCTCAAAGGTGCAATCACCTCTAAACGATCACAGCTGGTGCTTATTGATGACCCTATCAAATCTGCCTCTTCGATCAACAACCCAGACATTCGTCGTGAGATGGAACAGACTTGGTCTAACGTTATCGCACCAACGATGTTCCAAGGTGCACGGGCTATCTGTTTGGGAACCCGCTTCCACTTTGACGACATCCATGCCACGTTATTTATTCCAAAGAATAATTGGAAACAAATTGTTCAGAAAGCAGTCATAACAGACGCTGACGGTAGGCAACGTTCATATTGGCCAGAGTTTTGGTCAATGAAATACCTCAATGAACGTAAGGTTGAGGATCGAGTTGCTTTTGCATATCAGTACTTAAATACAGCTGTACAATCGTCTGAGGTGGGAATCTCTCCTGAATTAATTATTACAGGTGAGGTCCCAGAAGAGTATGACTGCTTAGGAGTAGGGATTGATCTAAGTGCTGGACTGAACGAAAAGAATGATTGGACAGTATTTACATTAGCTGGTATAAAGGACGGTAAAATTTATTTAATTGACCAGCGTCGCTTAAGGTCGATGGGAAATATAGAAAAAATGGACGTACTATGTGAAATGCTATGTGATTGGAATATCTTACTTGAGAATGAAGATGGTCAGTACTTCCCAACAATGTCTACTTGTATTATTTGGCCTGAAGCGGTTGCATATCAAACATCATTTGAAGGGGACTTTAAACGTATCATGTTTGACGAACGAGCACTCTATAATTTAACCTGCTCTCCTGTTAAAGGGTTTAAAGGAGATAAGCTAGCAAGATTAAGAGGTGTGCTTGGTTTGTTTGAGCATAGGAAAATTGTTTGGAATAAGTTCCGTAAATGGAATGTCCTAGAAGATGAGCTTTTGAATTTTGGACATGCAACACATGATGATGCAGTGGATTCAATGGTTTTAACTATAGGAGGTCTTATTAGACGTGGTTCATTGCAGTTTGATTATAGTGAAGATCCAGCAAATATTTAACAGTTTTTAATTTCGTTTAAAATATAAGAATATATTAAATAGTAAAAGATCTCATGGCTAGTAGTAACTTCGGAATGACTGATGATGATTTAGCTAATTCTATTTTTGGTAGTACCCCCGGTGGTTCTTCTACTGGAGTTATGAGCATAAGTCCAAAGCAAGCAAAGAAAGCTAAAAATAAAGCAACAAGAAAAGAACAGCAGACATATCTTAATGATTGGATGGAGAAGTATGGCCCAAAAAAGGGAGGTAAATTCACAAACTTTCATAAGACGGCATTAACAGGACATATAGGAATTGAGGATTTAAGGCCAGAGAGTATGAAAGGTTACGATCTTGATAATCAGCGAGGAGTAAAGGCTTTAAAAAAAGCGCTTAAAAACAGTGAGGTAACAGCAGGTGGTGGCATTCAAAAGGAGTGGACCAAAACATTTGATGGTGAATACGGCCCAAACGATAACTTACCAACTCAAATTGGTGACACTAAAGTTAAGTGGAATTCGGCGACTAAGAATTATGACCCCGTTCCAAGTCCAAAGCAAGTGAAGAAAGATGATAGACAAGAGTTTCTTGATAATTTCATGACAGGCATATCATCCGATAATAAATTTTCAGGTCGTGACAAGAGATCCTTAAAGGACGCTATTAAAAATAGTGATAACGATAACATTAGTTCTTGGAATATCGAAGGAGAGGGCGGAGTACGAAGCCTAAAAAAAGCAATCAAAAGTTCAGGAATGACGGCTGGTGGAAATGTAACAAAAGGATGGGAGCATACAATGGATGGTTTCTTTGATCCAAAGAAGCATACCGCTCCGTCGAATGCTACGTGGAATCAAAAAGCTGGTGAATGGGAGCCCATTCAAAGTCCTGTAGCTACTACTCCTACTACTCCTACTACTCCTACTACTCCTACTACTCCTACTACTCCTACTACTCCTACTACTCCTACTACTCCTACTACTCCTACTACTCCTACTACTCCTACTACTCCTGATGTACCTAAGGATAACAAGCCAACAAAAGCACAGCAGTATTTAGCTAACTTTGATCCTACTAAGGCAGGTGGAAAAGGTTTTGGAATGGCGGATATTAAGGACGCCGAAAACCATGATTTAAACAAAAAACAGCTGAAAACGTTATATGCTCAAGCGAAGGAGGATGGTACACGTATTGGCGGTCGGGCGAAGGTGGAAATGGGTGACCATACCCTAGAAGCTACAGATAATATTAAAGACTTTGATTTAGGTGGACTTACAAATAAAAAAGGAAAACCAACCACCAAAGCTACTGGGGGTCACCTTAGATTCTTAAGAAAAGCTCAGAATGATGATGGTAGCAGAAAGTACACAGATAAGCAGATCCATGCCTTCATGAAAGGCCAAGATGCAAATAAGTTTCTTAAGGGATGGATGGCTAAACAATCAGGTGGCGGAGGTAACGTAGGTGGAGGCCAAGGTGGAGGCCAAGGTGGCGGCCAAGGTGGCGGACGTGGAAGGCAAGAGAAATGGAATAGGTGGAGAGATGATCATAGTTTAAAGAATTCAAAGAATGATAATCGGAAAGATAACAGTCTCCGTAATGCATTCAATACTGATATCAAAGTAGATAATAGGAATCAGTTCCGAGATCAGTTCCGAGATCAAAATAGAGATGCTCAACGAGACCAATTTCGCGATGCAACCTTCGGTGATTTTGCTAATATTTATGCTCCAGGTGCTAAAACATATATTGGCGGACCTGGTGGTGCAATGGGAAATTTTATGTCTGGTGATATCACTAGAGGTAATATCGAAGGTATCACCGCTAAAAATGCTGGTTACGGACTGAGGAATATCAATGCTGCTTTATCATCTGGTAGTAAATGGGAGCCAATAAGTTTAGGAGCTGTTGGTCAGGGCATCAATCACGGTATACAGGATATGCATGATCGTGCTTTTATGGCTAATGAAGATTTATGGGGTTCAGGAAAAGGTAGAACACCATGGAAGACTCCACGTAATCCCAAAGAGTTTGAACCAGAAAACTGGGAACTTCAAGATAAAATGTTCAATTAACGTTAATCCATACTTCAAGTTAAACTAAAGGTATATTGAAATGAATTAATGAGTAATACACAAACTCAGTTCCAGCAAATACTACTAGCTGCTAAAGAGCGTCGAGGTGATACAGCTGTGGACACAATGATTGTGTCCTCACATTTAGCTCAGATGCGAATGTTCATGCTACGGCGTGGTATTGAATTTTTCGCTGAGCAAGATTCATATGGAATGAGAAGAGATTTTATTTCTAGGATTTGTGAAAACAATATGCTTGAAATGAAATTAGAAAGCATTGTTGATTATTTCCTATGTGATGGTCAAGGTTTATTTTATTTTAGACCGTCTGGAGAAGATTATCAAATTCTATATTTCCCTAAAGATAGCTACCGTGCTTATCGCAATCAGAATAGTGAACTTGACAATGTAGAGCTTATCTATTCTTTTGATGTGCGAGAAACAAATGCATTAAATAACTTTGGAAGCCCTGGTAAACGTGGAGGTAAAAAGAAGTATATTCGATTGAGAGTATTTAAAGACAAGATTGAACAGACAATTTCTGATGAGAAGATAGAATTTGACAATGCCATGGGTAACGCTTTAATGGGTATGCCCGGTAAAACTGAGACCTATTCAAATAGCTTAGGTTTTATACCTGCTGTTGAAGTATATAATTATATGGATTGTACAGGTGAATCGACGGGTAATGGAGAGTTTGATTGGTTAGCTAATCAAATTCTGTATCATGATGAGTTAGTTAGGAATATCAGGAAGAACATGAAGTTCTTCGGTAATCCTACATTGGTCTCCAGTCGCCCTAAACACGACTTAATTGAGTCTGGGGATGAGAATTCATTCAGGCCTACAATCAGCTCTGCTGCAGGTTTCTATTCAGCAGACAGGCCTAGTACACGTACTAGTCAACCTTTCGGTGGACCTTCGCCTATTGACGGCCAGATCAAGGTTCCCCGTGTCATAGCAAACCTTGAACCAACCGACAGGGTCAATTATATGACACCTGATAGCGTTTCAGGTGATCAGAATCTTTATGTCAAACAATATCGTTCAGAAATTCGTCTAGCTTTAGGCGGAGTAGATGATATTGATATCGGCACCGCTTCTACTGCTTATGAGATTAAAACATTATATGGACGTGTAGCTGCTACTGCAGAAAAGAAAGCAAAGGCCTTATTTACATATGGTTTATGCGGTATATTTGGCATGATTATTAAACATGAAGAATATTTATTCGGTGAATCATTTGCTCAAGCTATAGGTTTAATGAAACCAGAAGTACCATTAGAGGAAGACTTTAATGGAGATATGGAATCCTACGATATGGCAAAGCAGGATTTTGATGCTGCAATGACTGAATTCATGGCTCAGAGAGATGATGAAATCCGTGTTACACTTGAAACAGGAGAAATCCCCCAAGGTGTAGTTGGATTAATCCCTGACGGCAGCACTAAAGTTGCTTGGCGTTGGCAAGGTGAAGTTTTTGAATCAAGTCCTGACGATGTTTTAAATAATAGTATCGTCGTTCGTAACTTACAAGAACTTGGCGTTGATTCCATTGAAGCTCTCAAATATCTCTTCCCCGGTAAAACTGATGAAGAAAGAGCAGCAATGCTAAGCGGTTATCCGTTTAGGATGGTCCAACAAACACAACAGTCTTTAAGTAGTTTTATTGGATTACTTGGGCAACTATATCAGTTGCCACACCCTCAGACTCCAGAGTTACCTCTCGCGTCTGACCCGAATCTTGATATCACAGGATTCTTATACAGATCATTAGAGTTTTTACGTAAGGAGTTAAGTTACAGTGGAAGTTACAAACCAAGCAGCGACGATTCAGGCCCAAGTACCCTCAGCGATGCCGACCGCATCCGTGCCCAGCTCGGTCGCCCCGTCAGGGATGAGCCAGGCATCACCATCCCAGGTCTTGCAGGGAATGAGCCCACAAATGCCGCAAGCCCCGGTTTACCAGCAGGCTCCGGCCCAGCAGGCTTCGGCGGCCCAGGGGAATCCATGGCAGGAGGCGTTCCAGGCGCTGAGCGGCAGCCTGAACTCACCAACTCCCTCCCTGGCCCAGGAACCTTACTCGGCTTACCAGACGCCAACGCCTCAGGCAAGTATCCAGGCTCCATTGGGTTCAATGGCACCTCAGTACCAAGCCCAAGCATGGGGCAATCAGGCAGCCCAGATTTCCAGTCCCCAAGTTTCAACCCAGGCTTATACCCAGACCCCAACCTACTCCCAGCAGGAGGTCCAGCAGTTGGTCAGCCAGGTCCAGATGGAGGCGGCAAGCCAAGCGGGAGACGCGTATCTAAGTCAAGTAAGCGACGAAAGTCTTGAAGTCCTTCAGCACTTCGGAGCTGAGGCCCCTGGTCTTCTAAATAACTATGCTTGTGCAGTAGAAGATGCATTGATTGAGCAAGTCCAACGTGGACAAGCTATGAATACAATGCTCGAAGCTGCTAGTGAAGAGCATAGTGCAATGAATCTGATGCTTACAGATCCTGACGTTTTAGCAGATTATGTAAATGGCTTCTACGGTCCTGAAGGCCCTTATCCAACACCTACTCCAGAGGAGCAGGCATATATGAATCAGCAGGCAGCTAGAGAGCAGTTTGCGCAGGAGATTCATGCACAGGAAACTAATGCAGTTCCTCCTAGCTTCCAGCGTCCACAAATGGAGATGCCTACTCCTGGTCGCGCCGAAGGTCAGACCAATGATTTCTGGAATGGTTTAAGTCATCTGATGGATCACAATCCTGAGAATGCATGGCAGTATCTTTCTCAAGCTCCTAACGGCGCTTTACAAAGCAAGCTGCTTGTACAAGATCTTTGATCAATATCGGGGGATTGTGAAAGCATTCCCCTACAATAGTATTAATACGGTATTAGAAACATGAACACTGCAAGGTTCGCATTAAGTGACTCGTCTGCAATGAATAATCTTGCAGGTATGATTTCACCTACTCCTCCGGTCAATAATTCAGTAGCTGCTGAGATGGGCACTGAAGGAATGAATAATTCAAGAGCATTCCATATACGCCAAAGAGCAGAACAAGACGAGCTTTCAGGTTTATCACAGCAGAGAACTGATAGTGAAAGAGACATGGACATGGCACGATTAGGCAGTGCTCAACAACAAGACGCAGCCGTGAAGTTTGCTACAGATTATAAAACCTTAGCTTTAGACAGTAATGGCATGGGTGATGCATTAGGGTTTGTAGGCGCTACAATGAATAGTCCCGAAGGAGCTGACCTTCAGAATTTAGTATCGCAGAACCTTGCGTTAGGTAATGCAGCTCCTGAATTAGTTCAGTATTATATGCAAGGCAACGCTTAAATCGAATTGAGTTTAAATTTACTACAATAAACAAAGAAGTAAGCAATAACCATCGTGCGTTTAGCAGGAAAGATTGTTGATGATCCAGAGATGTTCCAAACGATTTGGAAGCATCTTAAATCTGATGGTATACCGGATCAGGCTGCTAATCAGATTACAGCTGAGATGTTTCATCATGGAACAGATGTAGACACCTCAGTAGAGAAATATACACGGATGTATGAAAACTATAAATCCAAAGGATTTGAAGATCATGCTGCTCAAGCGATGGCTGTAGAAGCAATGGAAGGCAGAGAAACAGAACCCCAGGAAAGCCTTAGATTTGCAAGATGCGTTGGTGATATTAGTGATATGGGATGTAGTTCTGAAAGTGCAGTAATGGATTGCTTAAATATCAATGAGATGCTATAGTTAGTGTACGCAGAAATGAAGATATGCAGCAACCGAAAGTTTCAGGTGATTCCGTTCGTGCATATTTACGAGATATCGGGAGAGTCCCACTTTTAGAGAATGATGAGGAGATACTCTTAGGTCGTCAAGTACAAAGAATGATGGAACTAGAAGGAACACGTGATACTTGTACATCTTGCGATGGTCCTAAATTGACAGACAAAGAGTTAGCTGAAGCGTTATGTATAGATTACAAAGACTTACGCCGTGAATTACGTGATGGAAAGAAAGCAAAGGAAAAGATGGTTACAGCAAACCTCCGTTTGGTGGTCTCAGTTGCAAAGAAGTACACCAAGCGGAACATGGAGTTGCTTGACATTATTCAAGAAGGAACAATCGGTCTCGTCCGTGGTGTGGAAAAGTTTGATCCTGGTCGTGGTTACAAGTTTAGTACCTATGCTTATTGGTGGATTCGTCAAGGGATCACCAGGGCGATTGCGGAGAAATCCCGCGCTATACGATTACCCATCCACGTTACTGAGAATCTGAATCGATTAAAAAAAGCACAAAGGGAGCTATCTCAGTTAAATGGCTGCATCCCTACTGTCTTTCAATTAGCAGAAGAATTAGAGTTAACAGTTGATGATATTAAAGATTTGATGTGTAAAGCTCGTCAACCAACTTCACTAGAAATTAAAATTGGGGAGAACCGTGATACCTGTTTAATTGATCTTTTAGAAGACGAGACTCAAGCTCCTGAAATGCTGCTAGAAAGAGCATGTATCAAAGAAGATATTCATCACTTAATCAAGCAGCTACCTGAAATGCAAGCTGCTGTGGTACGTATGCGTTATGGTATAGGAGAAGAGGTTCTAGAGCCTATGTCGATGACAGCGATTGGTCAAATATTAAATATGAGTAGAGATAGAGTACGAACTCTTGAAACAAAGGCTTTAAGAACTCTTAAAAATAAAAACGAAGACGTGAAAGATTACATGTAATCTACAATAGAAGTAGTATGTTACATAAGAGTAATGGATACAAGTGAAGCAGTACTAAATAGGTATTTAACATATGGCGGAAGCTATCGAACTGCTTCAAAAGAGTTAGGTACAAGTAAATCTTTAAATTATGCAAAAGGTGCAAGTCTTACTAAACCAGCAATTGAACGAGTAAATACAGCAGGCTATAGCTTGACATTTTCCGATTCAGTAGGGTTAATGGGTCCTGAAAATTACTTTGTACGGTTTGATTTAAATATCATTGATTCTGGTAATAACTATGTAGAAGAAGAAGGTTGGACCATACTATTTTTCTCCATACCTGATGAGCCTACAGTTAATACCTATGTAAGCGGTACATATGATAAGGATGCAGATAATACAGGTGTTGTAAATGATTATATCCCCGCCAATTTTTCAACAGCAATTCCGTCATACTTAGATTCTGTAATTAAGGTATCTTTGGAAGACCTTAAAACAAATAATCATTTTGTAGATAGCTGGGTCGATGCACGTTTATATACAAAGAATAGAATGGAGCATCCTTTTGACACTATGTATGTTGGACTATATGACAGCTTTTACGTAGGGGTTCACGCAAGATCTACTAAAAGACTTCCTTACAATATTAAATGTACTATTACTACAGAAATCAAACCTTATGGCAGTCTTTCAAATGAAGAACGTGAATACTCTGCAGAATATTAATCAGTAGATTTCGTTACTTTCTTATTTGCGTTAATGCTTTTAGGAGGAGTAATTTTTACTTCGACTTTTTTTGTTACAGAGGGGGTAACAATCGGTTTAACTGTAGCTTTAACTTCAGGCTTAGATTCAGTTTTAGTTGAAGTAGGTAATTTACCAAGGATGCGTGTTAATACTGCTCCTCTGGAGAGTTTAGGGAATTGGTATTCAGTAATAATTTCAGTTGCATCATATGAGCCTACTGGAAACACAGCTGCTCTTGAAATATTATGAAATGAATTAAAGGTAAATCCGCCTTTACCATCATGTAAGATATTAAGACTACTATCGGCACTACTTTCAACAATCAAGGAAACGGAATTACCATTGCCAATATTGACATTAAAGATAGTACATTTTATACCACTGTTTCTATTTGACCACCATTTAATAAAGTTTGAAGGACCTCCTCTCCCTGGTACGATTTGCATTTCATCACCAGTATGCTTAGTGACGTTGTTATATCCACGTAAAGAGAGACTATCAGCCATTGATCAATACACATGCTTTTTACTATTCTAAATCATTTTAGTATTTATAGGATTTATCCACATTAAATTATCAGCAGAGCAGTTAGTATTATCGTTATCAATATGAGTAATAGTTGAACAACCTTTCGTTGAGCCGTGAGGCGTAGACGGTGCCGGTAAAAAAGCTAATGCTACTAATTTATGTACACATACATATTTTGGTCCTTTACGTCCAATACGTTGCATGAGTGTAACCATAGGATATCCTGCCTTATGATATTTATATTTCAATAATCGTTCAGAATTTCCTTTACTACTTTTAACTTCCCCTTTTCTATTTATATAGTATTCAATACAGCACTCAAATCCTACCAAGGAGTGTATAGGAATCCATTCTGTAGTATCAATAAATTGTCCCATGTATTTTCGGGAAACCCTTATATAGTATTAATATAACTTGTATCATCAAAGTATGTGAGCTAATTGCTGCTCATAAGAACATTTAGCTTAGGAGATTCAGTCCATGTGGATTGATAATGATTTTCCGAAGCTTCTAGGTGCAGAACTGTACCGCCCCCACCCGGC